GGCAGACATATATACTGCCTTGGCCGAGGAGTGGGGTGAGGATGGTGGTAAAGTGGTAATGAAGGGTCTAACAGTGGAGGAAGTCGCAGCAGAGATGCGCAAGAAGTGGAATAGGTTCAGCAGCCCAGCGGCTGTTGGACTTGACGCCAGTCGATTCGATCAGCACGTGAGTGTTGACGCGTTGAAGTGGGAACACGGCATTTACAATCGCATATTTGATTATCACCCAGAATTGGTGAAGTTGCTAAAGGTGCAGCTAGCCAATGAGGGGTATGCTTTTGTGGATGGCCATAAGCTTACATACAAAGTGGATGGCACTCGAGCGAGTGGGGACATGAACACCTCGCTTGGGAACTGTATTATCATGTGCACCTTGGTACGCGAGTATTTGAGGAGCATTGGCGTTCGGGCAGAGTTAGCTAATAATGGTGACGACTGCCTGATTTTCATGGAGAAGAGTGACCTGTACAAGTTAGAGGGTCTATCTGAGTGGTTTCTGCGCTACGGTTTTGAGATGGAGGTTGAGGAGCCAGTGTTTGAGTTCGAGGAGTGTGTGTTCTGCCAGATGCAGCCGGTTTTAGTAAACGCTGCCAAGGACGCATGGGTGATGTGCAGGCAACCATCCGCGGCATTTGCCAAGGATGCGTTGAGCCTATCAGTGAGCACAGAGCTAGGATTCAGACAGTGGTCGTACCAGGTTGGGGTTGGGGGTCATGCGTTGTACGGTGATATGCCTATTTTCTGTGAACTTTACAAGGTTTATAAGGAACAGGGTGTTGACAGCAATGCTAACAACTCGGCAATCCTGGCAGACTCAGGATTCTTAAGACTCAGCAAGACGCCAAGAGTAAGAGGCGACTTTGTTGGACAGATAAGCGATGACACGAGGGTGTCATTCTTCAAAGCTTTCGGGTACCCACCGTCCATGCAGATAGCTATGGAACACGAAATCAAAGGAATGAGCTACAATAACGTCTACAATCTAACGGAGAACATCGCGTTGGGTTGCGGATTGACAACCATCGGATAAGTTACGTGGCTGTTAGGACACCAGTTGTCCTGCCGGTCACGAGCTTGATTAGGTGCATAGGTCGTAGAATCCTATAACACCAGTTGTCGATCAACGTGCAGTTTATTGCTTGGTTTGTGAGAATTGCAACATGGACCACTCATGGGTGTTTTCGTAGAGAGAGAACACATAGGAACAAAATAAACACAAACACACTACAGGCATGCCCGCCCGTAGAAACACCGCACGATCTAAGCGTAACACAGGCGTGCGTGTCAGCATCCGCAAGCGTCGGTCAGCTGCTAGAACGCCTCGAACGATTCGTTCGAGACGTAATGGCGGCCGTCCGGGGAACGGACAGGCTGCGAGGCTCCAACATGTCGTGAAACATGGTCTCAACGCATTCAGCAAGGTACACCTGCCACTTCCGATTTCGGCAGGCCCTTACCTTACTGTTACTACGCGTCGTAACATCATGACTAGCGACTTCTTGCAGCTGTACGCTCCACAGAAATTAGGATCGTCTCTTCAGAATTCTGACGATTGGTCTAACTATGTGGGGTTGACAATGCCGACCGCCACGGATCCGATCTACGGGCAAAGCTGGAAATTCAAAACGGTTCCCAGCCCGGGTGTGGATATTGGCGGATTTTTCGAATGTGTCCCATCGGCGTTCTCAGTTCAGGTAGTTTCACCAGCCTCACTGACGAATGCTGCGGGTATCGTTCACGTCGGACGCACCAAAGGCACCCTCTCGAATCCTAACAGTGGGGACACCCGCACTGGACAGGACCTTGCCGACTCGCTTTTGAGTTACAGCGAGCCTCGCACCATCCCAGTTGCCAAACTAGCACTGGGGGCCGTGCAGACTAACGCTGTACCTTCAAATGTTAACGAGTTGCAGGACTTCGAGGTGATTGGAGCCGGTGTAGATAGCGCCGCCAAATCATTCTGGAGCGGTGCAAACAATTTTGCTGGCTTCAACCCGATATACATCATCAACCCTAATGCAGCCGAGCTCAGCGTTACCATCGCCGTTGAGTGGCGTGTCCGCGTTTCGCCCTTCAACCCCATGCATGCTGCTGGTACTCTTCATCCCCCAACCTCCCCTGGGTTGTGGCACTCCATCATGGATGCTGCCCACAATTCTGGCCACGGTGTTGAGGAGGTTGCTGGAGTTGCCGGCGGCGGCGCCGCCGTTTTAGCATCTGGCGGTTTTGAAGCGGCGGCGGACGCAGCCATGGGCTACGCCGGATCTGTCGCAATGTCAGCTCTGGAGTATGCTCCTTTAATGTTGCTTTAGGCCATCGGGTGAGCTAGGAGAGCAAGAGGTACCCAACATTAGGGTGAAAGCTTTCAACAAATGCATTATGCAAAACATAAAATTTCGTGACCAGCACTTTCTGGCGAGCAACACAGTTTAGCCAACTGCCTGCTTGTTGATAGAAGGACCGGAGGATAAGGAAACGGGGCGTGGTTTAGCCACGTAGGGAAACAAATTGGTATTTTGTCCCTGCCGACTGAGAGGCATGAAAATATCTCACCCATACCGGACACAAAGGAGGGACTATCAGCACAGTGGTGTTGCCGAGCCCTGGTCACGGAGCCAGAACCAAAAACTACTAACAAACATACACATACACATGCTTATCCCAAGCATTCCGTTGTGCAGCGGACGCGTTTAAGAGACGTCAAGGTTACCATGGA